AAAGGTTTATATAAACTAAGTACTTACAGAAAATCAAATTCAATCCGGCGGTCTTTGTATAGCCGGATTTCTTTTATTTTGAGTTTCCAAAATGCTTGTTTATTTTCTTTGTTAAGTTGTTTGTATATTTCTTGCCATCCTGCGGAAAATAAGGTTGCAATTTCTTCTGGTGCGCGGCTTTGTGATTTTACCTGTGTAAGCTCATCCATTTGTGATGTCAGTTCTGAATATTTTTTGGAGTAGTCCGCTTTTGAGATCATGTCGTCTATATACAACTCTGACAATTTGGATAGCTTCTTTTGTAACGCCTTTAATTGCACATCTTGGTTTGCTTTGGGGCTTTGCCGCGGCTTGGCTTGCAATTTGACCTGTATCTGCTCGTCTATTGTCGACAAGAGATAATCTTCAATTTTCCATTCGACAGTAAAATTACCGTTGTTACAGCCTTTTCTCTGGGCAGACCCTTGACAATAGTAAGAGTAAGAGCACGCCCCGCTTGGCCGTGGAGACGGATGCCCTGTCATTCTGCGCCCGCATTCCCCACAGACTATTAGCCCCGAAAAAATATACGTTCGATTGCAGGGGGATTTTCGCGTTACCCTGGTGCGTAAGTCTTGCACACGCTGGAATTCCTGCGGTGTTAAATACGGGGGTAATTTTATCCCGTGCCAGTCTCCCATGTATCCGGTGTTGTCCAACATTTGGCTGGCTGTTTGGTATTTAAGTTTTAATTCTGGTACTGCGTCCATCGCTTTTGTTATAGATCCGGTTTCCAAAAATGTAGAAAAATATCTCCGTATAACCGGCTCCGCTTCTTTGTCTATAACAGCAAATTTCCCTTCGATTTTGTAGCCTTTCGGCAAATGACCGGTGCAAACCTCATTTCGATCTTTTTTTGCATCAAGCACTTTTTTTATGCGTTCACTGGCGCGGTCAGCTTCGTCCTGTGCTACGGAAAGCATGATGTTGATCTTCAACCGGCCTGCGGCTGTAGACGTGTCGTAGTCCTCATAAATCGTTTTCCACGACACGTTGTGGGCTTCAAGGATATCCTGCACTTTGTAATACTCGCCGATGTTGCGAAACCACCGGTCCAGCTTTGTGACGAGAATAATGTCTACCTCATCACGCTTTACAGCTTCCAGCAGTTGAAGCATGGCCGGACGCTTTTCAATCTTCTTTCTGGCAGAAAACCCGGCATCCGGGAATACGCCTACCACTTTCATATTGTTGGCTTTGGCGTATTCTTCGAGGTCCTTCTGCTGATCGTGGATAGACAGGCCGAACTTTGCTTGTTCTTCCGTGGACACACGCGGGTATAACGCTGCCCGCAATACTACACTCATTGTTCATCTCCTCCCTTATCTGGCGACTTTTTTGCATAGCGCAAATACATCATCAAAATAGCGGCAAAAAAGCCGATGCCGACGGCAAGCAGCAAAAAGACGATCCATGCGAATACACCAACCTGCCCGCCCTGAATAAGCCCCAGGTTAGGGACGCGGTAGTCAAAAAAGATATATCCAACGATAACAGCCATAAATATGGCGCACAAAAGTGTAAGGCCATAAATAGCAAATTTTGTGTCTCGCGATTTCTTGCGCTGGTAGTCAATGGTTTTTGCCATCTGCTCCATGCCGCCCTCAAGATGGGCTATCTGCACATCGGCATCATGCAACTGCTTTTGGTGCTTCAACTGTTCGTTGGCTTTCGTCAATTGATCTTCCGCTGTCACTTCTTTTTCAATCCCGAAATATTCATCCATTGAAACGCCGAGCGCGGCACAAATTAAACCCATTTTGTACACGCTCGGTTCCTTTGATGATACGGAGAAAAAATTGCTTATTGTCGATGCCGAAATGTCCGTCATGTCGGCAAGATCTTGTATAGTTAAGTTCTGCCGGTCTTTTGCATCTTTGCACAAATCCTGTAATGTTTTTCCCATTTTCTCCCTTTTCCCATTTTTGGGTAGGAAAATCCTAATTCTGTTGTGCCGGAAACAGCAATTATCCTAATCTGGTATTGACCTTCCAAACCCTGATTTGTTAGTGTGAACGTGCAGCCGGAAAGCCGGGAGGCCACCGGCGAGAATAGCCCCGCTGTCCGTTGCGGGAGCAGCGGGGCTATTTAATAAAGACCCACATAAAAACACTTCCCCCTGAAATATTTTTTAATTTGTTGCACGTTTGTGGGCAACAAACAGTTTGTGTGTAACTATAAGTGTACCAACATAGGTGGACACCAATAAAATAGAATGTTAATTTAAGAGAGGGGAAAGAAATGAAGTCTTGTGCAAATGCGACCGTATGTGGTAAAATAAACACAAGTTTATTGGCGCAATGCGATATTGAAACGCTGCGTAGAATAGCACTTGAAAAAATCAGTCAGCTCTCCGATGAAGATTGCGCTGATATTATGTTTAATCTGAAAGAAAGAGGTGTGCTATGAGCAAGGACTACGAGATTTACATTGATAGGCTGGCAGAAAACAGCATTATCATGAAAGGCCAGATCAACGACGTTGTGTTTGGCCTAAAGGGAATTACAGACAAACTTGATACGTTGATCGCGCTCAAGCAAGTTGAATTATCACTCCTGCAACAGCAGCGATTGCCGCAACAGCCGAAAGAACAGCCGTAATAATAAACCGCGTTTTTTCGCGGCGTTCCCTGTCGGCTTTTTCTTTGCGTTTCTGTTCCGCGTCTTTCCGTTCCGCCTCCGTTTGCAGCCAGTTTTGCGGGTCGGTAGGATATAGTGTAGGCATTACTCCAGCTCCTGTAGTTTCTTCGTGGCTTCGTTGATAAGAGCCAACAACGCCGCACGATCATTTGTAGATTTAATAAAATTTGATGCAGCTTCTTTTGAGCCCTCGCCCTCTGCGGCGGGGGCTTTTTCTTGTTCGCCTACTCCGGCCATCAGTTCTGTGGCGGTAACGCCAAAATAATCTGCAATTTTTAATACGGTTGCGTCACGAGGAGTAGCCCCGTTTTTCCAACGTGTAACAGAAGGTTTCCCTATTTTTAATTCAAGTGCAACGGCAGATGGGGATTTATTTATAGAGTTGCACAAGCAAAGGTATTTTTCGTAAAATCCCACAATTATTTACCTCCGTATTTGTGCGAGTTGCTAAAGTTTCGTTTGATAACGCTTTTGGCTTGACAGTTTCGTTTGGTAACGCTATAATGGGAACGTGGGTTACGGAAGGTAACACAAAACCAGACCCCGATACATTGTATCCGTGTCAACGCTACTTTATTGCTTGAAGGTACGGTAGTTAACGAGGCTCCGATGCTCCCGCAACGGACACCGGAGCCCCGGCAGGGACGTCGTGACGTCACCTGCAAGCACATAGTAGCATACTTTGTTAACTTTTGCAACCACAAATTTAGCCGCAGGCGGGAATACCGCAACTATTTTCGCCTGCGGCGCACCAAAAAACAAAGGAGGGCTAAATTTGCTGGAGAGTTGGACAGGCAAGCTGGTCGGCAAGATGCACGTTCACGAAATCACATACGACGAGGTAGCGGCAGAGCTTGGCGTTTCCCGGCCTTATGTGAGTATGCTGCTGAATGGGCATCGAAAGCCACCGGACGCAAAGAAGCGTATCGAAATGGCGATTGACAGCATTATCGGCAAACGCGCTGGAAATGGGTAAGAAAAAGCCCCGCCCAGTGGTTGCGGCACTGGACAGGGCATCTCCGAAACATCTACCAAAATGTTCTGCGGATAGTATACCACAACCGCAGAGGAAAGGCAAGAGATTATGACGTGTGCTGAAATTGCCGTGATGTTATGGGCACGGCAGAACGGGATGGAAATTATCGAGGTCGAGTACATTCGACAGGAGGAAACGAAATGACATGGTTTGCATGGACGCTGGCGTTTATCGGCGCGGCGTGGCTGAGCTGGGCTATCGTCAAGGGCGTGGAGGCGCTGGGGCGATGAGAGAGCGGAACAGGCGGGCGCGGGAATACTCCCGGATGTGCCGGACCAGACGATGGTGCAGGCGTATGTGGGTAGTGGCAATCGTCCTGTGGGTGATGCTGCTGGTGCTGGTGGCGTGGTGCCTGACGCTGCCGCCGGTGCAGGAGGACGTGGTGCAGTCACCGCCCACAAGGGAGGTCGTGGAGTTGGAGCCGGAGAACGTGCTGGTATGCGACATCACCGGGTACTGCGCGTGCTGCACACCGTACAGCCACATGAACCAGAAGGACGGCAAGGTGCTGACGGCCTCCGGGCGGTGGGTGACCATCGGCGAGGCGGTGGCGGTAGACCCGGACGTTATCCCGCTGGGCAGCACGGTGACGCTGGGCGGCAAGGAGTACATAGCGGCGGATACCGGGGTGTACGGCTACACGGTGGATGTGCTGATGAGCCACGAGGACGCGGCGCAGGCCGGTGTTGTGAAAGCGCTGGTGAAGTGGGAATGATCGGACTGGTGAACCGGACGGTTCCGCCCTGACAGGGCTGCCAGCGCAGACACGCGAGGTGCCACGGGGAGTGCGAGGACTACAAAGCGTTCCGGCGGGACGTTGAGGCTGACAAGGCGAAACGCTACGCATTGTACAGCGAGGGCGACTTTTACAGCATGAACAGCGCAAGGCGAGAGAGCACCAAAAAGGCGATAAGAAAGAGGGATGGAAGATGAACCGACTAAAGGAACGGCGGTTGGAGCTGGGGCTGACGCAGGAGGCGGTCAGCGGCATTCTGAAGCTGGCAGACCCACGGATGGACGTGAGCATGGTGAGCCGGTTTGAAAACGGCGTATGCCTGCCCACGGAGGAAGTCACCGAGGCGCTGGAGGCGGCGCTGCGGGCCAGCAGGGCGTATCTGTTTGGCGAGGACGAGAAAGCCGAATTGCCCATGCGGACGGCGGAGACGGAGCGCATCGCCGGTCTGATCCCCCACGGGCGCCGCAACGCCATCAGCCGTGCGGATCTGGCGGCGGCGCTGCACACCACCGACCGGAAGATGCGAAAGGCCGTGGCCGAGGCAAAAAAGCAGGGCTTGATGATCTGCAACGACGGGGACGGGTACTACCAGAGTGACGAGCTGAGCGACCTGTGGCGGCAATACAGTCGGGAAACGGCGCGGGCCATGTCCATCCTCAAGGCGCGGAAGCCTATGCGGGAAGTGTTGAAAGCGGCTGGTAGGCTGGTATGAGCGTGTTTGACTACAAGGAGCCGCGGGTGGAACCGAAGCCATACAAGGTGCCGCGATGCCCGGTGTGCGGCGAGGATACCGACACACTGTACAAGAATATTTACGGTGAAATCGTCGGATGCGATGGCTGCATCCGAACGGTGGACGCATGGGACGAGGATGGTAGGTGATATCAAATGCCGTTTACTGCGGAAGAACTGGAGGAAATGCGCCGCGCTGATGAGGAGATCGAGCAAAAATTCCACCTGACGAACGATGACCTTATCTGGGAGCGGGAGATGGAACGGGAGATCGCGCTGGAGCGGATGTCGCCAGAAAAGCGGCGCATCGCCGAGTACCAGCGTGCGTACCGCGAAGCCAACCGGGACAGCATCGCCGAGAAGCAGCGTGCGTACTACGAAGCCAACCGGGACAGCATCGCCGAGTACAAGCGTGCGTACCGCGAAGCCAACCGGGACAAGTATAACGCCTATATGCGGGAATACATGGCAAAAAAGAAGAAAAGCAAGGACCAGATTTGCGGGTGCGCTCACTGAAAAGGAGGAACTATGAGCTTGAGTTTATATCACATTGACCAGGCGCTGGAGGCGCTGATCGACCCGGAGACCGGAGAGCTGCTGGACTACGATGCGTTCGAGCAGCTGCAGATGGACAGGGAGCACAAGATCGAGAACATGGTGTGCTGGTCTAAGAGCCTGGACGCGGAGGCAAAGGCCATCCGGGACGAGGAAAAGGAGCTGGCAGAGCGCCGCCGCACGATTGAGCGCAAGCGTGACCGGCTGCGGGACTACGTTGACCGGGCATTGGACGGACACCCCTTCCAGACGGCGAGGTGTTCCGTTACCTACCGCAAGAGCACGGCGGTAGAGATCACCAACATGGAGGAGCTGGTGCAGTGGTGCATGGACAACGGCTATGACGGCAAGGTGACGTATGCCGCTCCCACGGTCGCCAAGAGCGACATCGCACCGCTGCTGAAAGCCGGTGTTTTGGTGGACGGCGCGGAGATCGCCGAGCGGATGAACATGGGGGTGAAGTGATGGAGAACCTGGCTATCTATAACGCGGTACGAAGCGTGCCGGACAGTGCAAAAAGGCAGATCGGCGCTGGCCGGTTGAAGGGCAAGACGGACATCAACCCCATGTGGCGGCTGAAGACCCTGACGGAGCAGTTCGGCCCCTGCGGTATCGGCTGGAAGTATGTCATCACAGACAAGCGGCTGGAACAGGGCGCAAACGGCGAAGTGGCCGCGTTTCTGGACATTGATTTGTTTGTGAAGGTGGACGGTGCATGGTCGGATGCTATTCCCGGCACAGGCGGCAGCGCGTTTGTGGCGAAGGAAAAGAACGGCCCTTATACCTCCGATGAGTGCTTCAAGATGGCACTGACGGACGCTATTTCCGTTGCCTGTAAGGCGCTTGGGTTTGGCGCGGACGTGTATTGGGACGCGGACAGGAGCAAGTACGACAAGCCTGCACCTGTCACATACCCAAAAGGCACAGTCATCTGCGAGAGCTGCGGTATGCCCATTAAGGGGGTGACGTTCCAGGGCATTAGGTATTCCCCAGATGACATCGCAGACAAGTCCGTCGACAGATACGGCAAGCGGCTGTGCTGGGGCTGCATGAAAGCGGCCAACGCAGCGGAGAAGAAGCATGAGTGACCTTGTAAATGATATTCGTGACAAGAGCCGGATGTTGGACGTGGCCATTACGGAGTTGAAACGGCGGGGTCAGAAATACGCGGAGGCAGAAAAGGCATACCGCGTAGCTTTGGCAAAGCAGATACTTACAGAGCGAGACAACGGTGTGCCGGTTACGATCATATCCGACATCTGCAAGGGAAAGGCGGAGATTGCTACACTGCGGTTTGAGCGGGACTGTGCAGAGGTCGTTTACAAGTCAGCGATGGAGGCAATAAACTCCATGAAACTGCAGATTCGCCTAATGGACAGCCAACTCGACAGAGAGTGGGGTGCGGCAAAATGAAACCACACATACAGCCCTGCTGGACGTGCAAGAAGTGCTACGGCGATTGCAGCTGGTCGATGAAGGACCCGGAGCCGGTGCCCGGATGGGACGCTACGCCCACGGCGAAGAAAAAGGGAGACCGCAAGGCGGGCATCATGCACAGCTACGCTATACACAGCTGCCCGGAATACGAGTGGGACGGGACGGAGGAAGCGCATGGAGAGTAAGAGATGCTTTTTGTGCGGCAGGAATGACCCCAGCGACCCACTGGAGAAGCATCACTTGCTGGGCGGCGCCAACCGCAGGAAGAGCGAGAAATACGGCCTTGTGGTGTACTTGTGCGGCAACAGGTGTCACAGGAACGGAAAGACAGCCGTACACCGCAGCGGCGAACAAATGCGCAGGCTGCGGCGGTACGGCCAGCTCAAGGCCATGCAGGAACAGGGCTGGACGGAAGAGGACTTCCGCAGAGAATTTGGAAAAAGTTACTTATAAGGAGATTTGAAATGCTGAACAAGATTTTTATTATGGGTCGGTTGACCCGCGATCCGGAGCTGCGCAGGACACAGAACGGCACCGCCGTTGCCAGCTTTTCGTTGGCGGTAGACCGGGACTTTAAGAACGCAGACGGCACCAAAGAAACGGACTTCATCGACGTGGTGGCGTGGCGCGGTACGGCGGAGTTCGCTTCCAGGTATTTCACCAAGGGCCGCATGGCGGTGGTGGAGGGCCGGCTGCAGATGCGTGACTGGCAGGACAAGAACGGCAACAACCGCAGGAGCGCCGAGGTCGTGGCGGACAATATGTATTTTGGCGACAGCCGGAAAGACACGGACGCTCAGGGCACGTTCACCCGGACGGACGGCAAGAGCCAGTTCGTGGAGCTGGACGAGGACGACATGTCAGATTTGCCTTTTTGAGGGGGTGACGTGAATGGGCAAGATGCAGGAAGAGATCAAGGCATTGCGGCGGCAGAACACGCATTTGCAGAACGTGGTACAGCGGCAGCGGGAACGGCTGGCAGTCATAGACAAATATAGGCGTGCTCTTGACGCGCATTACGCTGCATGCGCTATACAGTTTGGCGAGAAGCGCGAAGACTGCGACGTGTTATGGGGATATCACTTGGAGATACCCGCTGAACTTGTGGAGAAAGGCAAGACTTACACAGTAAATTACGGCTTTGATCCAGGGCGGATTATGTACATTATTGGCGCATACCCGAAGGATTGAGAGGTGGCGCAATGGCAAGAAACTATGCTGCACTCCCCTATGACTATTTAGAGGAAATGGAAGCACTCAACGATGCAGAGTTCGGTCGGCTAACGCGGGCATTGCTGGCATACAGCATGACGGGAGAGCAGATAGCGCTCTGTGGCAATGAGAGATTTTACGCCAAGCGCGTTATGTCTCAGGAGGATCGGTTTAAGAAATTTGAGGCAAGCGGACCGTGGCACTGGAATTGGAAAGGCGGTATAACGCCACAAAACAAAAGAGACAGAACATCATACAAGTATAGAGATTGGAGGAAGCGCGTATTTGAACGAGACAACTATACATGTCAAATTTGCGGGTGCAGAGGCGGTGAGTTAAACGCACACCATAAAAAACGGTGGTGCGATTATCCTGATCTGCGATATGACGTTGAAAATGGCATAACTCTGTGTGAGAGCTGTCATCGCTCCGTCCACAAAGAAGGGGGTGGCGCATAGTGGCTCTTGAGTACATTCCCTTTTATTACAGTTATCGCAAGAAATTAGAGAAACTTTCAGATCAAGAGGTAGGTCGGCTTGTACGGGCTTTGCTGGAATATGGCGAGACCGGAGAGACGGAGGAACTTACGGGACGGGAGTCGATCGCATTTGATTTCATTGCGGACGATATAAACAGGGCGAAAGCAGCGTATGACGAGAGATGCGCAAAGAACCAGCGCAACATAGAGAAACGATATGCACGGCAGGAGGGTACGACCGTATACGATGGTATACGAACGAATACGACCGTATACGAAACGTACCAAACCAAAGACAAAACAAAAACCAAAGACAAAACCAAAGATATATCACTCCCACCTAACGGTGTGAGTGATACACGCGGGGCGCGCTTCACACCGCCATCCGCTGATGATGTGTCCGCCTATGTGCAGGCGCAGGGCTATCACGTCAACGCAGAGCGCTTTGTAGCCTTTTATGAGCAAAAGGGCTGGATGGTGGGCAAGAACCGCATGAAGGACTGGAAAGCCGCCGTGCGGAGCTGGGAGACCAGGTGGAAGGGCGAGCGCCGCCCGCAGGAAAAGGGCAGCGGCAACGTGTTCCTGGAGATGCTGGAGGATAGGCTATGACAAGGGACGAAACGCTGAAGATCATGGCGGTGCTGAAAGCCACGTACCCAAACTTCTACAAGGACATGACGCGGCGCGATGCCGAGGGCGTTGTAGCACTGTGGACGGATATGTTTGCCGAGGAAAGCTACAACGCCGTGGCGGCGGCTGTAAAGGCATTTATCGCGTCCGACAGCAAGGGGTTCCCACCGGTGGTGGGGCAAGTGAAACAGCGCGTCATGGAGCTTGCAAGCGCAAAGGCGTTGCCCGGCAATGTGCGCCGTGGCAGCGAGAAGGAAGCGGCGTGGATGCGGCGGTATATCAACGTTGACCACGGCGGGCTGGGGCGTATCTCACGGTACGCACGAGAGCACGGCACAACGTGGGATGAGGCGAAGGCGGTGCTGCATGGATAACGGCATCTGGAAAATCGCCACGGCGAAGCTGTGCGGACAGTGCATACGGGACATGGAGGACGAGTATATTTTCTCCCCCATGTGGCGGCGGACTCTGGGCGGAAAATGCGAGCGCTGCGGAGAGAACCGCATCGTCCACGAGGTGCAGTACACGATGAACAAACGAGGGCTGGAGAAACGAGGGCTGGAGAATGGGCTTGAAAAGTAACGATCTGGAGCGTCTTAGTCCTGCGGCGCAGAAGCAGGTCGTGGAGAAGATGCGGAAACCGGGGAAGTACAAGGCGCAGAAGACAAAGCGCGGGAAGCTGACCTTTGACAGCAGGAAGGAGGCAGAGCGTTATGACGCGCTGATGCTGCTGCAAAAGGCCGGGGAGATACGGGGGCTGAAATTGCAGGTGCGGTACTGCTTGCAAGAGGCGTACACGACGGTTGAGGGCGACAAGGTGAAAAGTATCGACTACATTGCGGACTTCGTGTACGAGCGCAGAACGGCTCCTGACAGCTACGGCCAGCGGTACTGGTTGCCGGTGGTGGAGGACGTGAAGGGGATGCGGACGCGGGAGTATGCCATGAAAGCAAAGATGTTCCGTAACCGGTACGGGTTTGCCATACGGGAGGTGTGACGTGGGTAAACAGCATTTGAGCCGGGACGACCGCATTTTCATGCGTGGCAAGCTGCAGGGAACGCGGGATTGGCTGCTGTACACGGCGCTGAAAATGAGAAATGTGGGCTAACAAGCCTGATAAAATCAAAAATTATGGAGGAAAAGAACATGAACAAGAAAACAGAGAGCAACCAGAAGTACATCGTGCGGTGTGACCGCGCAGGCGTGTTTTTCGGCGAGATCAAGGAGCGCCGGGGCGATGAGGTGACCATGATCAATGTGCGCAAGCTGTGGTATTGGGACGGTGCTTGCGCTGTAGAGCAGCTTGCGATGGAGGGCACAAAAAAACCGGGCGACTGCCAGTTCACGGTGACGGTGCCGGAGATGGAACTGATGGGCGTTATTCAGGTGCTGCCCTGTACGGAGGCCGCTGTGGCATCTATCGAGGCGGTCAGGGAGTGGAAGCGATGAACGAGGACAAAATCAAGGCGTTTTTAGCAGTAAATTACGGCTACGGCTCCGGCGACGGCTACGGCTACGGCTACGGCTCCGGCGACGGCGACGGCTACGGCGACGGCGACGGCTACGGCTCCGGCTCCAGCGACGGCGACGGCTACGGCTACGGCTCCGGCTACGGCTACGGCTCCGGCGACGGCGACGGCTACGGCTCCGGCTCCAGCGACGGCGACGGCTACGGCTACGGCTCCGGCTACGGCTACGGCTCCGGCGACGGCGACGGCTACGGCTCCGGCTCCAGCGACGGCGACGGCTACGGCTACGGCTCCGGCTCCGACGTAAAATCCTACTGCGGGGATGTTGTGTACAGAATAGACGACGTAAACACGATGCTGCACTCTGTGCGCGGAAACGTGGCGAAAGGTGCGATACTAAATAAAGACCTGACACTGGCACCTTGCTATGTGGTTAAGCAGAATAACTGCTTTGCGCACGGTAGAACGCTGCGGGAGGCAATGAACGCTCTGCGGGACAAACTGTTCGAGGATATGCCGGAGGAAGAGCGCATTGCGGCGTTCCTGAAAGAGACAGACCGGGAGAAGGCGTATCCCACCACGTATTTCTACGACTGGCACCATAGGCTGACATGTTCCTGTGACTTGGGGCGGCGGCAGTTTGCTGACGACCACGGCGTTGATCTGGACAACGGCACCATGACGCTGCGGGAGTTTCTGGAGCTGACGAAGAACGCCTACGGCGGGGACGTGATACGCAAGGTGATGGAGGAGTTGTGATGGGGAAACAACATTTTTATGGACGGCAAGCGCAGAGGTACGCAGGAGAACATGGACATGGTGGCGATGGTGCTGATCGACAAATGCGGCTGGCACGTCCTTGAGGAGACAGAGGACAGCCGGGATACCAACAGCATTGCGTACCTGTACGAGTGCCTGGAGAAACTGGTGGAGGAGATAAACGAAGGCCGCATCAAGCGCAAGCACATCAAGGACGTGCTGAAGGACGAGTGCGGCGTGGTGTTTGGAGATTGAGATAATGGAGGATTGACATGACAAGAGATGAGATCGTGTCCGCGCTGCGGTGTTGTGTTAGCGTAGCCCCGGATTGCTGCAAAACCTGCTCTGCTGCGCAGGAAGATGGGGGCGAGGACGCCATTAAGGTTTATGCCGCTGACCTGATCGAGAACCAGCAGCGGCACATTGAGGCGCTGATGAAAGCCAACGACAGCCTGAAGGACGCCATTGCGCGGCGGGATGCGCAGATAGAGGACATGAAGCAGGGCGTGGCACAGCTGGCAAAGGCTGTGGCGGTGAAGGAGGAAGAGCAAATGGACGCTGTGAAGTTTTTGCAGGAGCGAAGCAGGATGTACAAGAGTGGCGCAGCCACGCCAAGCATCGGTTTGGAGGACGATTATGACCCAGAACGCGCGGTTAAGGTCGTCGAGGAATGGTCTGCCGCACATCCGCGCAAGACGCGGCAGAGCGTGTTTCTGGAGCAATGGCCAGACACACAACTTGACAAAGAGGGTAATGTAATTATTTGTCCAAAGCAGATATGCAAGGGCGAAGAGTTTAACAAGCTCATGGCTGCTTGTCGTGGGACAAACTGTTATAAATGCCGCCGCGAGTTCTGGATGCAGGAGGTGGAGTGAGCGATGGAAAACATTTTGCAGAACGCTGCCAGCGTGTATTGGCTTGGCCTCGGTGCGTATGTTCTGTACCTTTTGAGGAAGTGGGACGAAAACTTCAATGAGCTGTACGACGAACTGAAACGGGAGGTAGATTGATGGAACGGCTGAAGAAGCGCGACGCCGCAGATTGGATCAGCAAACACTGTAAGCCGATGGCTGACTGCACCGCGCTGTACTGCCGCAATCGCCTCAAGGATCGCCTCGCCGCCTACGAGGACAGAGGGTGTGCGCCGGAGGAAGTTCTGCCGAAAGATAAGGCAGACGAGATCGCGCTGAAGCTGATGCGTCTTGCTGATTTAGAAAGCCTTTGCAACTATACCCGCCTGCGGGAGCTGGCCGAGGCCGACAAGGACGGTCGGCTGGTGGTGCTGCCGTGCAAGGTGGGCGATACGTTATTCAGAGTGTTCGCCGGAGAAATCTTAGAGCACGAAGTCAGCAACATGAGATACCTCGCAATACAGGGACGGTGGGACATTGATACAACCCCGTTCTGCTCATACGTGGAAAGTTCAATAGGGAAAACGATTTTTTTGACCCGCGAGGAGGCGGAGAAAGCATTGGAGGCGATGAATGATGGCTGAATTGAAACCTTGCCCGTTTTGTGGATATAAGCGCGTAGAGATACTTGCGGATGATAACGAATATTTGTACTATCGGTACTTTTCGCAATGTCAGAAATGTGGGGCTGGTGCAAAGCGGGGCCACACGAAAGAAGATGCTGTTAAAGAGTGGAACAGGAGGGCTAACAATGGCGACAAAGAGGGTGTGTGACCGCTGTGGTGCGGAAATTAGCCCGTTCAACTCCGTCACCTATGCCGGTATGCGGCGGACTAAGAACGACATAAACGACAATGACTACGAGCTGTGTGTTTCGTGCGCTAACAAACTGCGGAAGTGGTTTAACGGGGAGGAGAACGACAATGGCTGAATACATTGAGCGGGACGCGCTGAGGGGGCGAAGCGGCGATGTATGTTCTTGAGGACAAATCGCTCTACATCACACACGAGGAGCTGACTAAAAACCGCACGTTCCAAAGCTACCGTTGGAAGCAGTACGCTGTGTGTGAGGAGCGCGGGCCACTGGAACAAATTAGGGCCGCGCAGAAAAGGCCGGAGGAGTGGAGAATTATCCCAACTGCCGAAAGCGTGGAACAGGAGGGCTGATAATGACATTAACTGAGATGTTTACCATTTGCGAATCATGTGTCTATGCGCCATGTCTTTGTGGGAATGACCCTGAGAACTGCGTGGCATATGTGATGAGGACTTCTGACAATGGCTGAATACATTGATAAAACCGCTACTGTTGGCATTTTGGAGGCCATGAGCAGAAGCACCGACTGTGAGTGCATTAAAAAACGGCTTGAAAAGGCAGCAAAACGAGTAAGCGCAATCCCCGCCGCTGATGTTGCTCCGGTGGTACACGCAAGGTGGATTGATGATGGGAGAGGAATTATTATCTGCCCAGAGTGCAAACGGGGATACAATCTACACGCTAAATATACCCACTACTGCCCCAACTGCGGGGCGAAGATGGACGGAGGTGACGGCGATGCGGCTGATTGACGCTGACAAATTGGAGAGGCAAGAATATTGGGGGAATGAACGGTGTTTTGACTATGTAGATGCAGAGGACATAGACAATGCGCCGACGGTGGACGCGGTAGAGGTGGTGCGCTGCAAGGACTGCAAACACTACGAAATGGGCGTTTGCCTGAAAATCTACTCAGACGGCAACGTACACCAAGACGCATGGCAGCGCCGCAAACCGGTGGATTTCTGCTCCTACGGCGAACGAAAGGACGGGGCAGATGCAGAAGGGTGACACGATCCGGGCGCGGTTTATGACGCTGCCAAGCGAATACCCCGGCTCCGGTGCCAACGATGAAAAGCGTTTCCCTGTCCGCAAGGGCACGGTGGTATATGTGCATCCGAAGGGGCGGTACATCGTGGCGGAGTGCGGCGGGGTGCGGGAGACGTTCTTCCCGGAGGATATTATACAGTGCGACCTGCCAGGCCCTCCGCCGATGGTGTATGACCTAAAAGAAGCGTTGGTTACACTGACGGAGGTGGACAAGAAAATCATGACCGCATTGGGGAGGAGGTGCTGACATGAGCGAATTCCCGGAACGGCTGAGAAGGCTGCGGGAGAGAAAGAGACTGAAGCGGTATGTGCTGTCGGAGCGCTGCGGGCTGAACTCTGACGCCATACGCCGGTATGAGCTGGGCACAGCGAAGCCGACGATGGACGCGCTGAAGAGTATAGCGGATGAATTCGGCGTGTCGGTGGACTATCTGATGGGCAGGACGGACTATCCCTGCGTGGTAGATATTTCCGAAAAATAATTTTTGAAAATTCCACTTAAAAGTGGAAAAATTGAAAAAACGCGCTTTATCATGGGAGATGCAGGGGCAAACTCTGCATCTCAATCCTTTTTTCTTTTCCCCCTTCTTTTCTTGATGGGCGGGGCTTCGGCTCCGCCCGGAGGGAGCAATATGCCGCAGGCCGATGCCACCCCACATTTCGGGGAGCGGGAGGTCGCACCTCTCATGCGGCACCAATTACGGTGGAAGAATATTCAGGTGAGGCGAAAGCCGGGTACAGACGTGCCAATGACAAAGGCCAGTGGCGGGAGGCCGGTGCGTCAGGCAAAGCGAGGTGGTGACAGTGGCTGCAAGGTTGACAGACCGGCAGAAAAAGAAAATACTGGCGGATTATGTGCAGACCAGCAACTATTGCGCCACAGGCAAACTCAATGGGGTTTCCGCAAACACTGTCAAAAAAATAGTGCAAACAAATGCTGATATTGCGGAAAAACTCATTAGAAAAAAAGAGGAGAACACCGCCGACGTTTTGACGTACATGGAGAGCCAGCGTGACGTGGTGTGCCAGATCATAGGTAAAGGGCTGGCAGTGCTGAACGATCCAGCGAAGCTGGCGGAGGCAACGCCCAGCCAGATCACGACTGCTATTGGGACATTGATAGATAAGTGGGCGCTGCTACAAGAAAAGACCGCTAATGATGACAGCGAGAAGGTTCGGGTGATAATTGATGTCTGACATCCGCCTGTCTGAAAAAATCGGCTCTGCGTTCTACGACGTGGCGCATGATGTGTTCCACCACGGTCACACGCACTACGATTTCAGCGGTGGGCGCGGCTCACTGAAGTCTTCCACGGTGTCTGTACTCGTCCCTCTGCTGCTGATAAACAACCCAGGTACACATGCGCTGGTGCTGCGTAAGGTGGCAAATACCATTCGTGACAGCGTGTACGCACAGTATATCTGGGCAATCGGTGAGCTGGGTATGGCGGCGTATTGGGAAGCAAAGGTTTCCCCGATGGAGCTGATCTACAAGCCTACAGGCCAGAAAATCATGTTCCGGGGCGCTGACGATCCCATGAAGATCAAGTCTATCAAGGTGCCGTTTGGCTATATTGCCGTGACGCACTTCGAGGAAAAAGACCAGTTTGCCGGACGCGCAGAAATTCGAACGATTTTGCAGTCCACAATGCGCGGCGGTTCGATGTTTTGGAACTTTGAAAGCTACAACCCGCCGATAAGCCGCGATAACTGGGCGAACAAGGACAGCCTGGAAGAACGCACAGACCGTCTGTGCCACAAATCAACGTACTTGCAAGCCCCGCCAGAGTGGTTGGGTGAGCAGTTTTTAGCGGAGGCGGAACATCTCAAAGCCACGGATGAGAGAGCGTACCAGCACGAGTATTTGGGTATTCCTGTGGGCACGGGCGGTAACGTGTTTGACCGGCTGGAGCTGCGTGAGATAACTGACGCAGAGGTTGCGAGTTTTGACAAACTGTATCAAGGCGTGGACTGGGGCTATTTTCCTGACCCGTTTGCGTTTATCCGGCTTTACTACGACCGCGCAAGAGAAACTATCTATTTGCTGGACGAGATTTATCAAAACAAAATGTCCAACGAGCAAAGCGCAAAAATGATATTGCAGCGGAGGTACAACGATACGCGCATTATTTGCGACAGCGCTGAGCCAAAAAGCGTTGCGGACTTCCGCGCTATGCGGCTTCCAGCTTTTGAAGCCATCAAAGGCCCTGGCTCTGTAGAGTACGGCATGAAGTTTTTGCAGCGACGCACTATTGTGATAGACAGAAAGCGAACCCCACACGCTTATGACGAATTTGTGGGATATGAGTACGAAAGAAACAAAGACGGCGACATCATCAGCGGCTACCCAGACGCAAACAATCATTTGATCGATGCGGTTAGGTATGCCCTTGAGCCTGTAAGCCGCAGAATGGGAGTTATCGCATGACGGTAATCGACAAGCTGAAACAGTTGGGCTATACGACCATCCCGGAAGAGTTTTATACGCAGGTAAGCGTGTGGAAATCGTGGTATCAAGGCAACGTTAAGGGCTTCCATCGTTACAAGAGGTACAATGGCCATGACTGGGTAAACTGCGACCGTGTGACGCTGGGGATGGGGAAAAAGGTTTGCGAGGACTGGGCCAACCTTCTGATGAACGAAAAAGTTCAGATCACGCTTGAGGGGCAGAAAGAGCAGGCGTTTATTGACCGCATCCTGACCGCCAACAACTTCACGGTCAAGGCCAACGAAATGCAGGAAATGAAGTCCGCGCTTGGCACGGTAGCCTATATCCCGCGAGTAGTCGGCCAGAGTGTCAACGATACTGGAGAGCCTATCCCCGGTGATGCATCCGGCATTGTGCTGGACTACGTAACAATAGAACACATCTTTCCACTGGCATGGCGCAATGGGTTTATTATTGAATGTGCGTTTGACAGTGTGGTGACTGTGCAAGGAAAAACTTATTTGTATCTGCAAATTCACCGCAAGGACGAGCAAGGACAGTACATCATCGAGAACAGTATTTATCGATATGAGAACGAGAGCTTGTCCGATGTAAAGCTGACCGAAGTGCCTGGGTTTGAGCGCATTCCTCCTGTGGTGTATACCGGCAACGACAAGCGGCAGTTTGTTATTGACAGGCCAAACATTGCCAACAACTTTGATTATCTGCTCCCGGTGGGTATCCCGGTATTTGCAAACGCTGTTGATGTGCTGCGTGGTGTGGATTGTGCCTATGATTGCTACGTCAACGAATTTGAAAACGGGCCTATGTTGCTGGCGGTAAAGATGCCAGCTGCACGATGGGAGGATGACAAGCCAACGCTTGATCCGCACGACCGGCGGTTCTATCTGCTGGAAGAGGACACGCAGCAGGGCGACGTAGTAACGCCCATTGCGCCGCAGCTTCGTACCGACAAGCTCAATGTTGGCTTGCAAGACCAGTTGAACCTTTTGTCCAGCAAGTGCGGCTTCGGCGAAACGTATTACCGTTTCAATGGCGGCAGCGTGGCAACTGCCACACAGGTTATCAGCGAAAACTCTACCATGTTCCGTACCATCAAAAAGATGGAGATCGTTCTGGAACAAGCATTGGTGGAGCTGTGCCGCATTTTGCTCCGGCTGGGCAACACGGCCATGAATGCTGGGTTGAACGAGGACGTTGAAATCTCCATCGACTTTGATGACAGCATCATTGAGGACAAGCAAAGCGAGTTTGCCCGCGACATGCAGCTTCTTAGTTCGGGCATCATGAACGACTGGGAGTTCCGCATGAAATGGATGAACGAGGACGAGGCGACCGCAAAGGCGGCGCTACCAAAGATGCAGGACATGACCACGGAGCAGCAACAGGAGGTGGAGTAATGGGCTATGGAGAAAACCCCGGTACTTTTTGGGTAAACATTGGCACAGATGAAAACCCTAATTGGGTAGTTTTGGGCCATGTAAGATGAGCAAGTATCCATTCTCCCCTGAACTGCTGGATGCGCTGCCGGAAGAGCTGGCGGAGCTGTACCGTGTACTTGAGGACACGCTGCTAGAAGAAATCTGCTCCCGTCTAAAGCTGCGGGACGAGTTGAACGAGGTTACGGTGCAGGACATCAAGGCGCTGCGGTCGCACGGCATCAATCTGAAAAAGATTGAGAAAGCCATACGCCAGACTACCGGTATCAGCGAGAAAAAGCTGAACGAGCTGATAGACGATGTGGTGGAGCGCAACCAAAAGTATTACACCGAGGTCATAGACCTTGCCCGTGTAACACAGCCTGACGTGCTGGTGGATGCAACCACCATTGACGCCATCAAACGGCAGACGCAGGATGCGTTCCGCAACATCACCGCTTCGATGGGGTTTTTGGTAGACGCAGGGCGGACGATGCTGCCCCCCGCAAAGGCGTACCAGTGGGCTTTAGATGCCGCTACGTTGAAAGTAGAAAGCGGGGCTATTTCTTATGGGCAAGCCATCAAAGACGCCGTTAGGGAGCTTGCAAGCGGCGGCCTGCGGGTTGTTGACTATGAAAGTGGGCACCGTGACCATGTGGACGTAGCTGCACGCAGGGCTGTCATGACGGGCGTAAATGCCCTTAATCAAAAATATGCGGAGCAGTCAATGGAATACCTTGGTTCAGACCTTGTAGAAGTATCGGCACACGCGGGTGCACGAGATAAAGATGGCCCAAATGGGTGGGAAGCACATACGAAGTGGCAGGGGCGTGTATTTCGGTGGAATAAAAAATAACATCGAGGATTACTCCCCGATGTTAAATCCCCAATATTTTAGCTCTGCTTCTCGCCTGGCTTTAGCGGCATCTGCAATGGTGTAAAAAGTTCCTAAATAGATTTTCCCGTTATCTGTTGCAATGGATGCGCGATAAACAACAACGCCATCTTTTCGCAATCTTGGATAAACACCAGCAACACCAGTAGTATTATTTTTCCTGGCTTTTCTGTTTCTGGAATTTTTCTTATGAGATACCCATCTGCAATTTTGGGGGGAATAATCAAGGTCGCCGTTTATTCTGTCAATTTCCAAACCAGGGTGATAACCATTCTCGATAGACCATTTTGCAAAAGTGTCAAAATCTTCCCATTCCTCACAATAAGAAATGCCTTTATCACCATAATATTGGTGATTGGTGCATCTCCCATTGCAACGGCGCTTCATTTCCGACCATGCGTGATAAAGCCGATTTGAATGTTTCCGCAAGTATAACGGGTTTTTCGCCCTGTAAGGTAAACACAACCCGCATGACTTCGAACTACCACGCAAAGAAACGCTTGAAACACTACGAATTGTGCCGCAATCACAACGGCATATCCAACGTACTGGCAAAATATTCCCGTCTCTTTGTAATACTAGCCATTTCCCAAATCTTTTTCCAGTCAAATCGTTTAATTTACTCATATAATCACCTCTTAATGTAATTATACCATATAATCAAATAACAGTCAACAGAAGTGTATTCCACTTGCGCCTTTACGCTAGAAAGGATGTGATGTTATGGCAGATTACCCAGACTTTGAAAAGACTTGCGGATATGGTTTCGTTACTGGCATTGGCGGGGCAAACTGTCGATGTACGGCATACATTTTATCCGTTTGTTGAGGGCGTAAGCGAACGCACCTACACAGACGAACAGCTTGCCCACATTGACGATGGGCTGGGCTGTACGTTTGAGGGCAAGACCTATACGGCATACGAAGCCACGCAGGAGCAGCGCAAGGTGGAGCGCACCATACGCAAGCTCAAGCGTGAGAAAACAGCTTACAGTGCCGCAGGGCTGACAGACGAAGAACAGGCGGTCAATATCAAGCTGCAAAGGCTCAACGCCAAGTACAAGGCGTTCAGCGCGGCGGCGGGGCTGCCGGAGCAGCGAGAAAGGATGAAGGTGCTGTATTGATCGACAACGAAGTCTTACAGGCTATCGAAGCCATCTTGAAGCGGGGCAACAACGCAGAAGTGCGGCGAAAGGGTGACGGTGTTATTGTTCTGGAAGTCCAAAAGAAAATCAAATATCAATCTTCGGTGTAATCGGGCACCGGGAAGGGCAATAGGAGCCAGCTACCAAGAAAGTCTTGATAGCTGGCTTCTTTTAGACCAAAGCATCTTTTAATTTTTGCAAATTTTCTGCGTTCGGGGATATTTTCCCGCTTTCCCAGCGGGAAATAAGCGCTTGATCCACGCCGATAATATTTGCGAGCTGCGCTTGTGTAATACCTCGCGTTTTTCGCGCTTGAACAATATCAAACGCGCCAGAAAGAGGCCGCTTTGATTTCCCTGCATAGTAACCAAGATCCCACGAACATTGATTTTCTAACGGCTGGACTTCTTCTGTGTCTCCCGGGTACTGGTTAATTTCGTTAAGAGCCTCCCCGATTTGATCGTCCAATTCGGGAGAAAGCAAATGGAACTGGCGTGCGGCAAAAATTATTTTCCCAAGCCCAGAAAAAGGTCGTTGTGCAGCCCATTCAATTGGTCCTCCTATTTCTCTTTTTGGGCTTTCGGCAGAAATCCGGCCAAAAACCCATCCCAAAACATAAGACTCCCTTGTTGTTAGTGTCATGTAAACGCCTCCTTTACGTTACACATAATACAACATATTTATGCTCGTGTCAATACATAAAGTCTGAGAGGAGAAAACAATGGCAACTGAAAATGGCGTTTGGCGCACGATAAGCGGGCGGCGAGTGTTTATCAAAGAAGGGCAAAGCCTAACAGATGCAATGCGCGAAAGTGGAAAGTTCGGAGATAAAAGCAAAACAAAAAAAGAGGAACATGCAGAAGCCCAATACGGAGTTAAGCATCGCGTTTGGGGAAAAGCGTCTGGCACAAGTTATGAGCTTTTAGAAGGGGACAAATATTCATTGACCGGAGAAAAGCAGGGTCAAGCAATTGATATCCCCAAAAACGAAAGCGGAGAGCTTGAAGTTTATAAAGCTCCCAGAGTATCCGGTTTTGTTAGCGGCAAGTATGTTGGCGATGAAAATGTAAATGCAATTTTATCGGACGGACGAATCGTCCTTAACGATCACGACTTTAACAATGACTCATTTTATAAAGTCAGAGCCATGATCGAAGCGGAAACTCTACGATTGGCTGGATACCAAAAAGAGGGAATGTTTTACAGAGGAACAGATAATCCGAAAGAAATTGAATATCTAAAAGCTGGAACGATGCGATCGTCCACAAATCACATGACAGGCGAAAAAGAAGATGGCGTATCGGTTTGGGAAAATCCGAAGTATTCATTTAAATATCAATATCAAGTAACGGGTGAAATTTCTGGCGTCGGCAGCGATGGCGAACCGTTGCTTGACCCTAAAAGCATCAAACTCGTTAGCTCAAAGTCCTATTCAGTCAAAGATTACAACAAGGCAATGGAAAAAGGGAAACCTCTTTTTTGCAAAGCATACGGGTGGACTGAGTCGCAATATGACGCAGCCAAGGAAGGAAAAATTAAAAACAAAAAAAGGTTGTAATAAACCATTTTTGTAATACGCAGCGGGGAATGACGCTGTGGAAATAAAAGGAGAATAAAAAATGGCAGACGAAATCATTACTTTTGATGAAATACTGGCTGACCCCACATACAAGGCGGAGTTTGACAGGCGAATCACAAGGGCACTTTCGACTGTCCAGAGCAAGCTGGATGCGGAAGTGGAGAAGAACAAGCAGTTTGCGGCAAGTGGAAACGCGGAAGCGGAAGCGCTCAAAAAGGAGATCGAGGGCTATAAGTCCAAGATCGCCGATTATGACTACGCAGATGTGATCCGCAAGACGCTTTCCGAAAAGGGCGTGAAATTCAGCTCTAAGGCTGCGGAAAAGGCGTATTTGGCAGACCTGAAAGCAAAGCACCTTGAAATCAAGGACGGTGCGCTTGAGGGGTTTGACGAATGGCACAAGGCGCAAGTCAGCGCCGATCCGTCCGCGTTCCAAAACGACGTAAAAATCGACTGGTCTGCCGCTGTTGGCGGCGGCGAGAAGAAAACAGATACCAATGCCGCGATGAACAATCTGATTCGCGGCGCACTCAAGTAACGAAAAGGAGATTACAACATGGCAAGTATTGATCGTTCCGCACTTTCCGGCCTTATCCCGGAACCCGTAACCCGTGAAATCATGCAGGGCGCTATCGCCGAATCTGCCGTTCTGCGCATGGGCCGCAGACTGGCGAATATGTCCAGCAAGACCCAAACCATCAACGTATTGGATGCTTTGCCCTCCGCGTATTTTGTCAACGGCGAAGCGACTGACAACGGCGCTGGAGAGGCGTTCAAGCAGACCACCAAGATGGCGTGGGACAAGAAGAAACTGTACGCCGAGGAAATCGCCGTCATCGTGCCCATTCCCGAGGCCGCTCTGGACGATGCCGACTACGACATCTGGGGCGAGGTCAAGCCCCGTTTGACGGAGGCTTTCGGCAAGGTCATCGACGCTGCTATCCTGTTCGGCACCAACAAGCCCAGCACTTGGCGCACCGGCGTTGTGCCCGCTGCTATCGCTGCCGGTAACGGCGTGCCCGTCGGCACCAGCGTGTTTGACGACATCATGGGCGAGAATGGCCTGATCTCCAAGGTTGAGCTGGACGGCTTCAACCCCAACGGCGTGATGTCCGCTATCCAGATGCGCGGTAAGCTGCGCGGCCTGAAGGACACCACCGGTCAGCCCATTTTCAAGTCCGATATGCAGGGTGCAACCCGTTACGGTCTGGACGGCATGGATATGTACTTCCCGATGAACGGCGCGTTTGACCCCAATCAGGCGCAGATGATCGTCGGCGATTGGAGCCAGCTGGTGTACGCCATTCGCCAGGACATGACCTTCAAGATCTTCACCGAGGGTGTTATCCAGGACCCCACCACGAAGGCTATCACCTACAACCTCATGCAGAACGATATGGTCGCGCTGCGTGCGGTCATGCGTCTCGGCTGGGAGATCGCGAACCCCATCAACGCGTACAATGCAGAAAAGACAAATCCGTTCCCGTTCTCCGTTTACGGCAAGGGCGGCGCCATTTCTACCGTCGCCGTGACTCCTGCTACCGCCACCGTAAAGAAGGGCGAGAGCAAGCTGTTTACGGCCAAGGTTGACGGCGAGGGCATTATCAACGGTGAGGTCGAATGGTCTCAGGACGGGACGAAGAGCAATATCAGCGATGAGGGCGTTCTGACCGTTTCCGCTACCGAAACCAAGAGCAGCATCACCGTTACCGCGAAGTCCAAGCAGGACGGAACGAAGACCGGCACGGCCACCGTTACCGTCTCTGGCTAAATTGAAAGGAGCTGGCTCACATGACATACGCTGATTACGACTATTACTCCGGAACCTATTTGGGCACCGTGAGCGAAGGAGATTTTCCGCGTCTGGCTGTCCGGGCCAGCTCCTTCCTCGATTACTACACGCAGAACCGGGCAAAAGATAACGCTTATATGGACGCTGTAAAAATGTGCTGCTGTGCACTTGTGGACAAGTATCAGCTGATCGAAGCCGCACAGCAGCTTGCCGCAACCAAACTGACAAACGCGGCGACTGGCAATGACGTGAAAAGCGAAACGGTAGGCGGGTACTCCCGGACGTTGGCCAGCGGCGGTGAAGCTGCTGCGTCCGCACTAAGCGCTACGGACGGTGCGAAGAAACTGCTGGCGGCGACCTGTAACGAGTATCTGGCGCATACCGGTCTGCTGTATCGGGGAGGGGGGTGCTGTGGTTGTACGCGCCCCACACTATAACGGTTTACAACGCCGTGCAGGAGACTGACCCGGCGACCTTTGAGGAAATCACAAAGCTGTATGTGACCATCCTGCGTGGTGTTATGCTGCAAGCCAGCAAGGCGGTAAACGTCCGAGAAAGCGGACTTGAGAGCGCGGACGCGGTAAACCTGTACATTCCGTTTTCCGTGAAAGCGGTGGACGGAACGACAGGCAAAGTCAAAACCTACGCGCCCCCGCAGGCGTTTCTTGCGGCGGCGGACAAGTCCGGGATGTGGACGCTGTCAGTTAACGGTAACGGTGGGCTGACGTTCTTTGTTAAAGGCGAGTTTGTCACCGACAAAGAGGATGTGGCTATGGCACAGGACGGCTGCTACAACGTGACCAAAGTGGACAAGAAAGATTTTGGCAGCGTGGATATGCAGCATTGGGAAGTCGGAGGGGCATAAGATGTCGCTCAAGTTCTCTGTTGACGTGTCCGGCATGGACGAGGTAAAGCGGCAGCTTGCAAGGGCCTGTGGCCGCGCTGAAAGCGTTTTAGCGCAACAGGTGATGAAAGATACCACCCCATTTGTGCCTGCGCTTACAAGCTCTCTGACGCAGAGAACGCGGGTGGTCGGTAACGAAGTCATTTATCCCGGTCCATACGCCCGGTTTCTGTACTACGGCAAGGTGATGATAGACCCGGCGACAGGCAGCACATACGCCCCAAAGGGCGGGCACAAAGTGACAACAGACCGAAATCTTGTATTTAACACAACGATGCATCCGCAGGCACAAGCACATTGGTTTGACGCTTCCAAAGCGCAGAACATGGAGAAGTGGGTGCGGGTGGCAGATAAGGCGGTGAAGAAATTTGGAAAAGATTAAAAAGGCCGTATCGGCGGCAGAGGAAGATCAGGTATCGCGAAAGCTGCTTGTGTGGCTGAACACATACCCGGAGTTGCCGGTAGACCTTATCCGTTTTGAATTTCTCCCCGTCGACACTTCCGCTATGGCGATGTCGACCATTCAGGCGGCGTATATCGTGCGGAAGTACATTACCGGCGGCTATGTGGCGGAGTATCAGTTCAAGATAATCTACCGAGTGAAGCCGGGGAACAGCAACGACAAACGGCTCAAAGCTGACGAACTGTTGAACGCTATCGGTGATTGGGCAAATGGTCAAAAGCCCGACATTGGCGATGACAAGCGCGTTATCAGCATGGAGCCGACCACGCGATCTTCCCTGTTTGCTATGTATGAAAACGGGGACGAAGATCACCAAATCCTTATGAAACTGAATTACGAGGTGAATGTATAATGGCAGATTTGCAATTCAACACCACGGAAGGCCAGACCATTGACCGTGAACTGCTCATTGCGTACCTGAACACCGGCACCGTATCCGCGCCTGTGTGGAGCGCTATCGGTAAGCGCGTCGAGGACAGCAGCGAGGAAATGGACTGGAGCACCGACACCAAGCAGGACATTCTGGGCCACACCTTTACGACCATGAAAAAGCCCACCATCACGCAGACCTTTGATCCCATCCCCTTGGATGCGGGCGATGCTGCGGCGGTGAAGATGTGGAACCTGGCCGTCAAAGACCAGGATGCCCAGGCGCTGGCAAATCAGGACATGATGATCGGCCACTTCTACGCCGCCAGCGGCGAGGCGATGTTTGCGGAGCGCTACGACGCTTGCGCTATTGCCATCACCGGCATCGGCGGCGAGGGCGGCGGCACCCTGAATATCACCAGCGAGATCACCTATGGCGGCACCCGCACTGTGGGCACTGTGAAGAAAGGTAGCAGCGGCGCTATTGAGTTTACTGCGGCCTAAATAACAGAGAGGGCGGGGGACATTCCCCGCCCTCACATGGAGGATAAAAATGGCAGACACTATTATCATCAATTCTGGCGTCGTAAAAAAAGTATTTGAAACAACCGATGGCAAGACGTGTGAGTTTTCTTTTAACCCCACGGACAGCGGGTTTGTGGAAAAGCTTTTTAACGCTTTTGATACGCTGGACAAAAAGCAGGAAACTTACAAAGCGGAAGTAGAAAAGACGGCCAATAAACGCGACATTTTTGATACAGCACGCAAGATGGATGACGAAATGCGCGAGATCATCAATGAAGTATTCCACGTTGACATTTGCAGCGCTTTGTTTGGCGAAATGAACCTATACGCGCTGGCGGACGGTCTGCCTGTGTGGGCTAACCTGATGCTTGCCGTAATGGACGAAGTAGACACTACTTTCTCCCGCGAACAGAAAGCTACCAATCCGCGCATCAGTAAGTACACAAAGAAGTACCACAAATGAGATATGATTTGCCGGTGTCCGTGGAAGTCAACGGAACGGAATATGAAATACGGAGCGATTACCGAGATATTCTGACCATCATAGAAGCCATTTCTGACAAAGATTTTACGGAAGCCGACAAGGCAGAAGCGATGTTGGATATTTTTTACCCAGACTTTGATAACATGCCGGAGCGAGACTATGAGGAAGCTATCCAGAAATGCATTTGGTTTATAAATTGCGGGGAGCCCTACAGAGAAGAAAAGCGAACCGTAAAGCTTATGGACTGGCAGCAGGATTTCCCATTGATTGTAGCTCCTGTAAACAAAGTGCTGGGAGAAGAAGTCCGCGCGATGCGCTATCTTCATTGGTGGACGTGGAACACGGCGTACACGGAAATTGGCGATTGTATGTTTGCACAAGTGGTCAATATACGGCGAAAGAAGTCAAAGGGTGAAAAGCTGGATAAATCAGAGCAGGAGTTTTATAGAAAAAACCGGCATTTGATAGATTTCCAGAAGCAATATACGGAGCAAGACGAGGCGGTCATCAGTAGATGGATATAAAAACCGCCCTCTACAGAGGGCGGTAAAGGTCAAGCCATATTCGCCAGTTTTGCCATCTTTTGCACGACGTCACGATCCCACAGCAAAATGCCGGTTGCTTCAGCAGCGTCTTTTGCCCCTTGCGTAAAGTAACGGTTTGTCATAACAACGCCAACTTGACAGCGGTAAATGGTCTTTCCAGTGTTGACTTCTTGTACCGGCTTGTTACCCAAATCGGAAGTATAGCACTTGCACTGGATGGCATATTTGACCCCATCTTTTTCCGCAAGAACGTCAACGCCCTGGTCGCCGCTGCCGCGTGTTACCTCTACGTTACAAAATCCGATTTTGCGGAGGACATCCGCACACCAGTATTCAAAGCGATGACCGTCCATAAAATCAATGTTGTCCCACAACGATAAATGGGCAGAAGTTTCTTCCGGGTGCTGGTTAATGCCAAGATGCTTTTCTATATCAGAAATAGCTTTATCTGCCACATCGGCGGTGCCGGGAGAAAAACGCGAACGAACAAACCCAATATCATCGCAAAATTCAGTAAGGGCTTTTTCTTGAAATTCGCGGCTGTTTTTATACTTTCCGTCTATTTCAGACAAAGTTTCCTCTTTGATTCGAACTATGGCATCACACAAATGGAGTTGGTATTCGTCGCGTAAAGTTTTAAGCCTATACGTTGGGTCAAAGTTAAAATTGGCTTTAACCAAAGAAACCATTTTGACCAAATCGGCAATTGCTTGGTCGTACCAATGTACAAATAAATTGAGCGAAGGGGCATCTTCGCAAAAAGAAAGAGTAGTGCGCATGTCAGAAACCAACTTGTCCGCGAGTTGCTGTTGTTTTGCGGCAGAAGCGGGCGGTACAAATTCTTCTGTTCGCTCTGCTGTATCAGTGAGGTTAAGAGCGGTTGGTTTCTTTTCAGGCAGCTTTGCTTTTATCTTATCTTTGTTGACAACAAGAATAGCAATAATGACAGGGATAATAAAAACGGCTGTAGTAAATCCGCCACCAAGAATTTTATCCCCCTCTGGCGAAGTAGGAGCAAGAATTACTCCCAAGATAAGAACTACACAGGTAGCGGCAACCCATGTACCGATAAATATTGCTATGCGTTTAATCTTTTCCATAGCTGTCCCTCCTTTACCGCAACCATAACACATTTTATGCGAAATGTCCATTCGCAATTTGAAAGTAGGTGGTGCAAATGGCAAACGCAGACGGCTCCGTTATTATCAGGGCCGACATCGACGATAAACAGGCACAGAAAGAACTTAATGCGTTGACCAAAAAAATCGACGCATTACAGGAAAAGCTTAATAGCAAAAAAAGCAACCGGGATTTTCTTGCAAACAGAGCAGCAGATTTGGCGGACAGTTTGGAAAAAGAACAAGAAAAGCTTGCGCACATGAAAAGCGGGGATGAATTTTTTACAAGCTTTCACATCGAAAGGCAAACTGAGCTTGTTAAAAGTCTTCGCGGAGAATGGAAAGACGTAAACAAAAAATTGGACACGCAAAACGACAGAATTGCGGAAGCTGAGCGTGCAATAGACCGTGAAAAAGAAAAAGCCGGGCAATTGGCAACGCAAATAGCAGCAGCAAAAGAAAAAACTACCGGGTTTTCTGCCGCTGCGGAAGAAGCAGACAAGAGGCTGAAAAAGTTTTCTGATAGAGTAAAAACGCTTGCTCGTCGCGTGCTGGTGTTTTCACTTATCACGCGGGCGCTGCGGTCTTTGAAAGACTACATGTGGGAGGCCATACAAACCAACGATGAAGCTATGGCGGCGGTTGGCAGACTAAAAGGCGCTTTACGCACTCTTGCGCAACCAATACTGAATGTGCTTATCCCCGCGTTTATTGTTCTTGTCAACGTTATTACACAGGTAGTAAATGCGCTGTCCAAACTGGTGGCTATGATTTTTGGGACAACGGCGGATGAAGCTGCCAGAGCTGCTGAAAATCTATATAACCAGCAAAAAGCACTTAGCGGCGTTGGCGGGGCGGCAAAAAAAGCGAGTAAGTCTTTGGCAAGCTTTGATGAGATCAACAAACTTTCCGGGGATACTTCCAGCGGCGGAGGCGGTGCGGGTGCGCAAAACTTTGTGTCTTCCATGAAAGACCAAATAAGCGCTGTCACATCCTTGTTTGTGGGCGCTGGCCTGCTGGCTTTAGGCGCTATACTTACGTTCTCCGGGATAAATATACCGCTGGGCATCGCACTGATGGCAATTGGCGCGCTGACTATTTACAGCGCGGTAAGCGAGAACTGGGGCGCAATAAAAGAAGCGCTACAGGGTGAACTTGCCGGTATCGTTGCAATTGTAAGCGTTGCTTTGCTGGCATTAGGCGCGATATTTGTGTTCGGAGGCGTAAATATTCCTCTTGGCCTTGGCCTTCTTGTCCTCGGAGCGGTTGGCCTTGCGGCAACTATAGCAGCAAATTGGGGCGTGGTAAAGGAAGCGCTGCAAGGAGAAGTTGGACAAATCGTTGCAGTTGTAAGCACGGCATTGTTGGCACTTGGTGCGGTCCTTTTGTTTACTGGCGCGGGGATTGCGCTTGGTCTTGGACTTATTCTTGTGGGAGCAGCAGGACTTGCGGCGGCCATTGTTCCAAATTGGGAAAGTATTGTAGAAGCGCTGCAAGGGCCGCTTGGGGAGGTTATCGGTAAAATCAGCGCAGCACTGCTTGTTCTCGGTGTTGTCCTTTTGTTTACCGGAGCCGGTGTGCCTCTTGGCCTTGGCCTGATTGCAGTTGGCGCTGTTGGCCTTGCTGCGGCAATTGCGCCAAACTGGAATTTCCTGCTTGACAAACTCAAGGGCGTTTGGGAAGACATCAAAGCGTGGTTTAATAATACCGTGATCGGTGGGCTGCTGAAAGCAAAAGAAAAGATTGCGGAATGGGGACACAATGTAATCGGAAAAGTTAAAGATGTGTTGGGTATTCATTCCCCCTCTACGGAAACAACGCAGATGGGTGACTACATGATGCAGGGCCTCGCAAACGGCATCAATGAAAATCAAGGGCTTGTGCTGGAGCAATTCCAACTTGTACTTGATAACATTGACACAGAATTTCTGACATGGGAAGAAAACTTTATGACAGGGTTTTCTAAGTTTAGCGCAGAGTTTAACAAAGCGTGGCTGGCGCACTGGAGCCTTACAAACAGAAATTTTGTAATCCAGTGGAATTACATTATTGAGTCGTTTCAGCGCGGCATTAACAACGTCATTGATGGGCTAAATAGGCTTGTTTCGGCAGCAAATAGTTTGTCTGATCTGACCGGCAAGCATTACGGCAGCGTGTCCCGCGTCAACATTGCAAAGCTACCTATTCCCAAACTTGCGACCGGCGCAGTTATTCCTCCGAACCGGGAATTTATGGCAGTGCTTGGCGATCAGAAATCCGGGACGAACATTGAAACGCCCCTTGCTACGATGGTGCAGGCGTTCAAGCAAGCCCTTGCAGAAAGCGGCTACAGCGGCAGCAATGAAGCCGTGTTAGTCCTGGACAAGGACGTGCTGGGCAAGGTCGTGTACCGACTGAACAAGGCGGAGGGTACGCGCATCGGCGTTAATCTGTCGGAGGTGCAGGGATGAACTACATCAAACTGAACGGCATCTCTTTTGACGCCGATGTGGCGATCTCCAAGTACAATCGAAACTTTAACGTGCTGGACGGCGAAAACGCAGGGCGTGTAATGACGGGCCGCATGGTGCGTGACATCATCGGGACATACTTGGGCCACAAGCTGACGGTTTTTCGGCGCGGTGACAACTACAAGGGTCTGGACGATTTCTGGAACTACCTGTACAAACACAGCGTGGATGACTCCGTTATGCTGGAAGCGGCAGACGGCCAGACCACCATTGCTTATGAAGCGTATTACACCAGCGCGTCGCAGGACTTGGAGAAGGGCGAGGGAGGCGTAAACTATTGGGGCGAAATCGAAGTGAACTTTGTCCCGATGGACGCGCAACTCCGCCCCTGAGAGGTGGCCTATGTCAAAAACGACTATTCTGTACAAGGACATAGCCCCCGGCGCAGCGGATGACGCGACTGTGACCGCCACCGGCGGCACAGGAGACCTCACCCAAATTCCGCATGGCGCGGCTCCGGGTAAGCTTATTACGCTGGAACGGAGCCGCTGGGTGCTGGACGGCACTTTTGATGGCGTGTACGCGGAGGACAAGGTAGGCTTTTGGTCTACGGAGGTTTCCGGGGACAGCGGAGAGTTTACCAATCCGCCCAAAATCACCATGACGTTTACACAGCAGTATTCCAGCATGGGCATTCAGCTCACCTTTGACGAGGACACAGGAGAGTATTGCAGCGAGGTAGAAATCTCGTGGTATCAGGGCGCGGTGCTACGGCGGGCGCAGTCGTTTCAGCCTGACAACGCGGTGTACTTCTGCGATTGCCGGGTAGAGAGCTTTGACAAGGTGGAGGTTACGCTGAAAAAGACCGTAGTCCCCCATCGGCGGGCGCGGGTAAATGAAATCGTGCTGGGCGTAGTGCGAAAGTTCGGGATGAACGAAATACGCAACGCATCCATCGTAAACCAGGCGAACGAGTCCGCCGTAGAGCTGCCTGTGTCTACGCTAAACTGGACGCTAGATAGCCTGAAAGACGTGGACTACCTGTTCCAGCTGAAGCAGCCTGTGGAGGTATGGAACGATAGCCGACATTTGGGCACATACTACATTAACAACTCGTCCCGCACGTCCGCAAACGTGTATGTGATAGAGTGCCAGGACGCGCTTGGAGTGCTGGAATACACGCCGTTTGGCGGCGGAGCATACCTTGATGGGGTGAGTGCGAAAACGCTCTTAGAAGCGCTTGCAAAGCCCTTCGAGGTGGAGTATTCGGACGATGTGGAGGACACAACGCTGACAGGCGTTATCGTTAAGGGCACCAACCGCAGCGCTATACAGCAAGTCATATTTGCATGGGGCGTGTGTCTGGCAACGGATGGCGGGGACAAAATCCGCGTGTTTAATCAGCCGACAAAGCCTATTCTTATTCCGCGCGAGCGGACGTTTGTCGGATCTTCCGTCACCACTGGCGCGGTGGTCACAAAGGTAAATGTTACGGCGCACAGTTATGTAGAGGCAAGCAACGGAAACGTGACCATCAACGGCGTAAAATACAAGGACACCCGGACGATATACAGCGCCATAAACCCTAACGTGACGGCATCTGACCGGGAGAACGTCAAGGAGGTCACGGCGGCAACGCTGGTATCTGATGACATCGGACAGGCGGTGGCGGACCGGTTGTACAAGTATTATTCGCTGCGTGACACGAACACGGCGATGGTGGTATACGGTGGCGAGAAGCTGGGCGACTGCGTAAGCATTTACACGCCGTGGGGCTTGCTGACCACAGGCAATCTTCACAAGATGGAGATAAAGCTGTCCAACACGGTGGTGTACAACGCGGAAGTCACAGGCGCGTGGATCATAAGCCCGTACTTCTACTACAGCAACGACCTGTTCTCCGGGGAGGTGTAACCGATGGCGGAATATACAGCACAGGTGCCGAAGATAGCGGCGGCTGTACTGCTGCCGAACCCGGCGACCATCAACGGCAAGGTAAAGCTACAGGTAACGGTAATAGAGGAAACCGTCATCGTGTACCCCAGCTACTACTACAGCGGCGATCTATATGCGGGCGAAAGCCCCCATACGCCGTACCCGCGTGTACCACAAGCATATCATTTCTTTTGCGGCGATATTTACGCCGGGGAGGTATAAATGGCAATCAAAACAGTAAAAGCGACGATCAACGGCCAGACATACGATCTGACGCTTAATTCCGCAAGCGGCAAATGGGAAGCGACCATTACCGCTCCGGGGAAAACATCGTACAATCTGGCAGGCGGCTACTACAACGTATCCGTCGAAGCAACCAACGAAGCGGGCACAAAGGGCAGCGCGGACGCATCTACCGTAGACGGCCTGAAGCTGGTGGTAAAGGAGACTGTAGCACCTGTTATCACCATCGTGTCCCCCACGGCTGGCGCGTATGTGGCAAACAGCAAGCAGCCAGTGGTGTTTAACGTCACGGATGAAACCGGCGGTTCCGGCGTGGACATCAGCACCTTGGTAGTCAAGCAGGACGGCACGGCTGTAGCGTCGGCGAACATCACGCACACATCTATTTCCAATGGCTACAGCGTGACCTACACGCCGTCTGCTGCACTGAGCGACGGCAGCCACACCGTGACCATCAACTGCAAAGACCACGACGGCAACGCGGCTGCGGAAAAGTCCACGACCTACACTGTGGACACTGTTCCTCCGACGCTAAACGTGACATCTCCTGCGGACGGACTTATCACAGCGGCTTCTTCTGTCACTGTGGCCGGTACTACCAACGATGCAACGTCCTCTCCTGTGGTCATTACCATCTCCCTGAACGGAACGGATCAGGGGACGATCCCTGTGGGCACCGGCGGCACCTTCTCCAAGGTGGTTACGCTGAAAGAGGGCAGCAACACCATTATCGTCAAGGCAAAAGACGCGGCAGGGAAAGAAAGCTCCGTCACCCGGACGGTCACGCTGGACACGTCTGTGCCGAAGATCAAAGCAGCGACCATTACGCCTAACCCGGTCGACACCGGTAAGACGATGGTCATTAGTGTTACCATTGAGTAAGAGGTGATAGCTTGAGCAGAGATATTCGCGTATCGCTCCCCGCCGCCATCGTCTACGTGTCCGGTTCGGTCAACGGCAAGGATTACGTGTGGACGCTGGACGGCGAAGCGTGGAAAGCCACGGTAGACCGTGCTTCGGATGAAAAGTACGCCGTATCTTTGACGGCTATCAACGCGGCGGGCACAAGCGCCAGTTATCAGTTTACCCTTAACTACGGTATGCTGTCCCTTATTACGGACAGAACGCAAGCAGACGTGGATGGCGTGATAGCCGCGCTTAGTCGAATAGAGTCTGGGCGCGGCACCCCGGCGGACGTGCTTCTCCTGAGTGACAACAAGGGGTCGTACAACTACACCGATTTGAACCGCGTGGCTGGCGCTGTGCTGTATGTGGCGGAGGAATTGGAAGCGAATGGCTACAGCGTGACGGTGACGGCAAAGCAAGGGTGGACGGAAACGGACATTCCCACGCAGGCGGACATTGACCAGTACCTCGCGGACATCGCAGAAATACGCAGTGCGCTGCCTGTGCCATCTGATACCCCAAAGGTGCCGACAATGCCGCTGGATTATCGAAAGGCCAACGATATTGAAAGTATCCTCATACTTGTAGACCAGCTTGTGCAGAACATAGCCAAGTCGTGGTTTTACTCGGGAGACTTGTACTCCAACGAAATCAAATAATAAACGTTACTCCCGGCCAATCGGGGCACGGGAAAGGGCAATAGGAGCCGACTATGGGAACGTAGTCGGCTCCATCTTTTTTGGAAAGGAGCAGATATGCAGGACAGAATTTCCCTTTATCCTGGCCGCGTCAAGCTCACGCCTGTTTCCGGGCAGGACAACGTGTACGACATGACCCGGCAGGACAACCCCACCACGGAGGGCACACCTCTGAACAAGTCCACGCTGCTGACGGACGAGGTGGCGGAAACGCTGGGGCTTGACCCGGCAACGGCTACGCCCTCTCAGGCCATCGGCGCCGTGGCGGGCAAGGCAACGGACAAGAAGCTATCGCTGACGCTGGCGGCGGCAAGCTGGACAGGGAGCGCAAGCCCCTACACCCAGGGTGTGACCATCACAGGCGGAACGGCTACCAGTCAGGCGGATATTCAGGCAGACGCAACGGCGATACAGCAGATGCTGGACGACGGCACCAACGCTATCTATATCGCCAACAACAACGGGACATTCACCGCCTATGCTGTGGGTGAAAAGCCCACCGCTGACCTGATCGTTCAGGTGACGGTGTACGACGTGAAGGAGGTAGTTTAACGATGGTAATTATCGGTAGGTCGCAAATAGCGGGGGGGGGTGGTGTAGCACCGGATATTAATTTCGAGTATTCCGGGCAGTACATCCGCCGCGCAGAGGACAACGTTGTGGAGTTTTTGTCTACCGGCGTGCTGACCATCAAGAAGGACGTGTACACGGACCTGTTTCTTGTGGGCGGCGGCGGTGGTGGTGCACAAAACGGCCTATCATCAGCTTTATGTAACGGTGGGGGTGGTGGAGGCTACACAAAGACGGTTTTGAATACCCTACTTCGAAAAGGCACTTATAACATAGTTATTGGGGCTGGTGGCACAGGGGGGTCGACAAAAACTGGAGCGAGCCCCACAGACGGAGGGACAACATCTATCACTGGATCCGATGGGTTTTTTACAGCATCGGAGGGTGGAAAACACGCATCAACCAGTACCAGGACAGGTGGCAACGGCGGCTCTGGCGGTGGTGGTGGCAGCAATGCGAATAGTGCCAGTCGTGCACCTGGCGGTGGCGGTGGTTCTGATGGTGCTTCCGGTGCCAATGGCGGTGGCGCAGGCGGAACCGGACAGAGCACAACTACAAGGGAGTTTGGCGAGACTACCGGGAAATTGTATTCCGGCGGCGGCGGCGGTGGCGCTACATACGACGACGGATATAATGCAGACTCCGGAGCCGGTGGCGCAGGCGGCGGTGGCAATGGTGCAAAATTCCGTGGTTCTGCTGGGGACGGAACTCCTAATACTGGTGGAGGCGGAGGCGGTGGTTTTAATTACGCCCATTCTCCCAGCGACAGTACCTCGGGCGGAAGCGGCGGCTCGGGCATCATCTGTATGCGCATACACAAAGAATAAACACGGCCTCCGTTTCGGAGGTCGGGAACGGAGGTTTATAT